TTCTAACCCTTCCAAGCATGTAGAGCGGCTTATTCTAGGCCATAAAATCAAACACGATGGCAACCCGTTTTTAGGCCACCAATTGGGAAATTGCGAAGTGTTTGTGGATGTGCAGGGCAACATCAAGGTCAAGAAGGCCGGAGTTGACCGCCATGCGAAGGTCGACGGGATCGTTGCCCTCATAATCGCCATGCACTGTAGCTTAGACAATCCGATGCCGTCTGAATCGTACGGATTCAGGGTCTTTTAGGGCTAAAAATGGGCATATTCGACAGATTCCGCAAGAAACCAACTCAAAATGAGTCGAATTCGTTGTTCGGCAACACTGTTTTGGGTAACAATGTCATGCTCCGAGGAAAGGGGCAAGGCTACGGATCTAATCAGCTTCTTTATGTAACCACTTCGGCTGTTAATGAAGCTGGACGTTCGCTTGACATTACAACGCTTGCCAGAAACTCGACGGTCATGGCTTGCGTCGGAACTAAGGCCAGAGCGCTTGCACAACTGCCCGTAAAGATCATGTCTCGGCAGTCTGACGGTACTTTGGTCGATACGCAGACGGAAGCTGGGGTTCCCGAGCGGGAAAAGAATCGCGCCAAGTCGATTCTTAACTTGCTTGCTCAGCCTAATAACTTTCAAAGTCAATACGAGTTTTGGTATCAGTTCACGATGTGGCATGAGCTGGCCGGCGAAACTTTTGTATTGCTTTGGAGAAAAAACGAAGCCGATCCTCAGCAAGTTCCGCTTGAAGTCTACGTTCTTGACTCGACGCTGATCGTTCCGCGCATTTCTGAAACGAGATACCCGTTCTATACGCTTACAAGCTCAAGTTACGGCTTTAACAAAGACGAGCCCTTGAAATACTTCCAGGTTATGCACGTTAAAAGCGAGCCTTGGCAGGGATCTTCTTCGTTTAACCGTCTCCAGGCTGTCGAGTTGATTTCGCTTGATCAAGACATTGATCTTTACTCAAACTTCATCATGCTTAACGGCGCTAAGCCTTCTGGCTTGTTCCGTACCGATCAAGTCATACCCGATTCCAAGTTCAAAGAGATCGCGGCCCGGTTGAAAGAAGCATGGACAAACATGCTTAACAGCCAGCCCTCAGACTTGAGCAAGCCTGGGCAGTCGATGCTCTTAGACCAAGGTATGATGTACGAAAGTATTAAGCCTTTGACGCTGCAAGATGTAGATGCGCGAGAGCTAAAGAAACAAACAATGGCGCGGATTGCTGGCTTGTTTGGTGTTCCTCCGGCGATGATCGGCGTTGGTGAGTCTAAGTACAACAACACGCAGACGATGCTCGACGAGTTCTACAAGTCAACGATGATGCCGTTCATCACGAACATTGAGCAAAAGCTAAAGACGAGCCTTCTTGGTGGCTATCCCAATTTGTATGTACAGTTTCAAACGCAGGATTTCCTCAAGGGCGCTCCGCTAGATCAGATGAATTACGTTGTAGCAGGGGTTAAGAATGGCATTCTCACGCCCAACGAAGCTAGAGACTATCTTGGGCTTGATAGCGTGGACGATGGTGATTCTCTGCTTGCTGCCGGCGGTGTTGATAAGCCTATTGCCGGCTCTTCGCCGCAGGATACTGGCGGTGGCGGAAATCTTAAGGTCATAGGTAAGACTGGGCGAGCTGGCAATGCTTAAGGATGTTTTGAAGCGGTTAAAGGAAGTGGCTGACAAGAGAAAGCCGAAGCCTAAACCCGAAGATGGGAAAATGAAGGAAAAGGAACCGATACATGGCTAAGCACATTCAATTCTTCACCGAGGCAAAGGTTGAGCTTGGCCGTATGGCTGATGAGGCAACCGGCGAGCCTACCGGCGAGATCGAGGCAACCCTGACAACTTGGGGCGCAAGAGAAGGCGCAGACGGGCGTAGATTTTTCTACACGCCGGCAGCTTTTGAGATGTGGCATGAAGGCTGGATGGAAGCCGGCAGACCGCTGCCCATGTACTTCCAGCACAGCTCAGACATGATGCCCGTGGGCGAGTGGTCAAAGTTCGATATTACGGACGAGGGCATGACCGGAACTGGAAAACTTTTCCTGAATACCACGGCAGGATCAGATCTGTACACGATCATGAAGGAATCGCCGCGCATGGTTGGCGGTGTCTCTGTTGGCGCTTATGCCGACGAATATCAAATGGTCGATGAAAACGGTGAACCTACAGATGATCCTGACAGTTTCTTTCAGATCATGAAGGGCGGATTGGCTGAGGTTTCGATTGTGATGAACCCTAATAATCCTAAAGCCGAGATCTCAAGACTTGAATATTGGATGGGGGATAAACCAAACCCCAGAACGATTGAAAAAGCTCTGCGTGATGCTGGGCTTTCTCGAAAGGATGCAGCCGCTGCATCCGGCTTGTTGAAGTCGATCATAGAGCAGCGTGATGCTGCCGTGACTACTTCTCAACCCGCTAATCCGAGTGAGTCGGACGCAGCGGTGAAACTGCTGGAAGCGCTCCAATACCGTGAGCTGCTAAAGGCAATCGCAACCCGATAAAGGAAATCATCATGCTTGAAAAAGTCATTGAAAAACTAGATGCAATCGAAGCATCTAACGCTGCAAAACTCGCTGAGACCGCTGAGGCTGTAAAAACTCAAGTTACCGAAGCCGTTCAAGCAGTCAAAGCAGAAACTGAGCAAAAACTTGCTGCTCTTGAGGCAAAGATTGCTGCTCCCTCAATCATTCGCCCCATCCACAAGACGATCCGTGGTGAGGCTAATCGTCGCTTCCGTGATGTGCTTAAAGAGTACATGAAGGGCGGTAATCAGGTTGAGCGCGAAGTAAAGATCTTTGAATCGGTCGATCAGTTCGACGGATACATTCGTGAAGCATCTGCGCTTACAGGTTCTGGTTACGATGTTGGTGGCCGTACCGCTTATGATCCTGTCTTTGCCGCTAAGCGTCTTGGAAATCCGATGATGGATCTTTCCCGCATCGTCGCAACTGACGGTTCGGCTTACCAGTTCCGCGTAAAGACCGGCAATGCTGGCGCTCAGTGGGGCTATACGGTGCAAAATAACGGCGCATCCACGACTGAAGCAACGTCGATCTGGCAGGTGATCCTCAAAGACTTGAACGCACAGTTCCCAATCCGTACTGCTGCGCTTGATGACATTGATGGTCTTGAGCCCAACGTTGTTGACGACATGCTGATGGAATTCCAGCAGGCAATGGCAACCTCGATGATCCAGAACAACGATCAATCGGGAACTGGAACCTCGGTATCGACTGGCGGCGCTGATGGTTTGCGCGGCTTAGACCAGTACGCGGGCGCAAATGCGACCTACACGGGCGGCACAGTTTCCACGGCTTCTTTCGGAACCTCGGGAACCGCAACCACCAACGGTCTGCATAACCTTGCAACGTATGACCAGTTAACCACCAACGCAAACACTGTTGGCGCTAACAACATCGCATACAAAGACGTTGTTAACTTCATCTACAGCTTGCCGCAGCAATATTGGACCCCGACAGCAAGATTCATGATTAACCCAATCTTGTTGCAGGGCATCCGTGGTTTGACTGACGATCAGAAGCGTCCGGTCTACATCGACGGTCTTAGCCGTGATGATGGCATTGTTGGTAAATTGCTTGGGTTTGATGTGGTTGTTAACAAGTACGTTGACAATCCTTCTCAACCAACAACCGGCGCAGCGGGTACAACGTCTTACTACCCAATGTACTTTGCTGACTTCCAGCAGTTCCACACCATCGTTATGCGTCTGAGCATGGTTCTGCGTCGCTACGACCAGACTTTGCCTGGAAGCATCACGTTCTACGGCGAGACTCGCGCAGCAACTTCTGTGCGCGATCCCAACGCTGGCGTACGTTACCGTTCCACTGGCACTGCGGCTTAATTCAAGAGGGCGAAAGCCCTCTCCCTCTATGGAGAGACTATGAAACAGGTTATTTTAGAAGGGCTTAAGCAGGCTCTCCACGAGGGCAAAGCCAAGGTGAACCTCGCTGAAGCCTCAGCCCTTACGGGCTCGGGCTCCGGCGTTGGTGGCCGCGTCTATAACGAAGATGTCTTTGCAAGTCTGCGTTACTGGAACCCTTTCCGGGTTTACGCTAACCAGACCATGACCTCAGATTCAGATATTCAGTTTACGGTTAAGACTGGTAACGCTGCAAACTCTACAAACCCTTGGGGTTACACGGTTAACGCTAACTCAGGCTCGCCCAATATCGCTACGAGCATTTGGCAGCTTCCAATGCGCGTTATTTCAGCTCAGATGCCTATCCGCGCAGCGGCGATGGATGATATTAACGGGTTAGATGCTGCGCTTGCCGAAGATCTTGCAATGGAATTTAGCCAGATCGAAGCCGCGTCAATGGCAATTAATAACGATCAAGCAGGATCGACAACGACAAGTACAGGCGCAACTAATGGTCTGCGTGGTCTTAAGATGTACGCAGGAACGGCGGGTTCTACGGCGGCTTATGGCAGTTCGGGGACAGCCATTACTAACGGCATCCATACGCTCAACACAGTGGGCTATTCTCATGCTGGCGGGATTGAATGGGAAAGCCTTGTGGATGTAGCTAACGCTCTTCCTGGGCAGTTTTGGAAGATGCCAGGAACGGCGTGGATGATGCACCCCACGGCGATCCAGACGCTTAGGAAATACACGCACGGCGGCAATTCTTACGCGCTTGTTGAGGTTGGCGAGGAAGGCGAAGGCCCCGCTGTAAACATCATGGGATGGCCGGTTATTGCTAATCCGTACTTGGATTCTCCCGCTATCGGCGCTTCTCCCATTTACCTAGCCAACTGGCCCCGGTTTATGTGGATCGTTGACTATTCAGAAATGACGCTTCAACGCATGGAGCAAACGCAGCCTGGGACAATCACGATCTACGCGGAGAAGCGTTTGGTTTCGACTGTGCGTGATGTAACCGCCGGTGTTCGTTTGATCGGAACCTAACATGCCAAGTCAGCTACAAGGTAATTTCGGAGCGGGTTCTAGAAACCCGTTCAACTACCAGAAGGTAGTGCAATCAAACCGTGACATTGTTACGCAATGGCTC